TGTGGAGAAGTTTACGCCGAAGCGTCGGGTGATTGTTGATGATCGTGAGGCTTCGGGGTTGTCTGATAGTGAGTTGGCGGATGAGTTGGAGGCGCAGGTGTTTCATCTGAGGGTGGTTGAGGATCATGCCTAGACATGTTGGTGGTGCTATGGGTGTGCGGAGTCCGTCGCGGAATGTGGAGTTGGAACGTCCGCCTACGTTTGCTGGGATGGGGTTAGATCCGGGGATGCGCGCTCAACGTGGCGAGTTCACGGATGTTGCTTCTCCGGGTTATGCGCGGCAGGCTGCTGCCCAAGCGGAGCGGGGCGGTGCTATGGAGTTTGCGTCGCTGGAGGAGCAGGGGGAGCGTGACGTGTTTCGTGATCAGGTGTTGGCTGTGGTGATTCCGGTGTTGCTTTCGCTGATTGGTGGTGGTGCTGCGACGGGGGGTATGAACAGTATGGTGCGGGCCGGGAATGCTGGTCGTGGCCCGATAGGGGCTATGCGAGGGTTTCAGCCACCTGCCCCGAGAAGTTCAATGGCAGAGTGGAAGAATATAAATAGAGGGAAGGCTGGCGGGCTACCCGGTCCACCGACCCCGAATGCTATACGAAATCAGCAGGTTGCGAACCAGTACCAACCCGTAATCGATGCTAACATTGCCAGATTGCTAGAACAGTTGGGACGCTCGGGAGGTTGAGGTGAATAAGCAGCATCATGGGCACACTTTGGTGGAATCGTTCGCCGTGGAAGCACGCGAAGTCTATGACCCTTTTTTCGATGAGGAACCTTTGGAATGCGGTGCGGACGAAGTAGAAACGTGTGATGTCTGCAACTGAGTGCGGATGTCCTTGCCATCAGAACCCGCATTTGGCTGAGAAGTACGCGTTGCACGGGTGTTGTTCTGAAACGGGGGCTGATGGACCGGTTGAAGTGTCGGAGCCGTATGTGGGTGGAGAGATTTGAGGCGGTGTCTGGTGGGCGATGAAAGTTTGGATAGACCAAGATCTTTGTACCGGTGACGGGCTGTGCGCCGAAATCTGTCCCCCCATTTTTGGGATGCACGCAGATGACGGTTTGGCGTATGTCAAGGAGGAGCATTGGAAGTCGATTGCTGGGCCTGACGGGGGTGACGGGGAGCCTCTGTTGAAGATGTCGACGGGTACGGCGACGTTTTCGGAGGAGTTGCTTGACGCTGTTGTCGAGTCGGCGGAGGATTGTCCCGGTGAATGCATTTTCATTGAGGTTGGCTGATGGGCCGTTTGACTGAACTGCAACAGGAAGCCGAATGGCGCCACTGTACCGCCGATGAACGGTATTTTTTGGAGAACTATTGGAATATTGCACATCCGGCGTACGGGCGTATTCTGTTCAAGTTGCGTAAGGCTCAACGGAACGCGTTGCTGCATTGGGACAATAATCGCTATTCTTTGACTTTGAAGGCCCGTCAGATCGGGTGGACGACTTTGGTGGCTGCTCACCAGTTCTGGTTGGCGTTTTTCAAACCGGATCAGAACATTATTGATTTGAGCCGTACAGAGCGTGAGTCGGTGTTGTTGCTGCGAAAGTCGAAGTACGGGTTTCAACACATGCCGGATTGGATGTTGGCACGTGGCCCGGACCCGTTGGTGGAGCATCAGCAACGGATGGCGTTTGACAATGGTTCACAGATCACGTCGATGCCGTCTGCGTCTGATCCTGCACGTGGCGAGTCGGCGACATTGGTGGTTGTGGACGAGTGGGCGTTCTTGCCGAACCCTGAGGAGGCGTGGTCGTCTATTGAACCGGTCGCCGATGTGGGTGGGCGTATCATCGGTTTGTCTACGGCTAATGGGTCTGGCAACTTTTTTCACGAACTGTGGGTGGGGTCGCAGACGGGCAATAACCAGTTTGCGCCCATGTTTTTTCCGTGGTCCGCTTCGGAGGATCGGGACGGGTCGTGGTATGAGTCGAAGAAGGATTCGATGTTGTCGTGGCAGTTGGCTCAGGAGTATCCGACAACCCCTGAGGAGGCGTTTATCAAGTCGGGTAACCCGGTGTTTGACTTGGATGTGTTGGAGCAGATGAATATGCAGGTTGAGCCGGGGCAGCAGGGTTATTTGTGGGAGCCGCATAAGCGGGTCGTGGAATGGCGAAAAGATGCTTATAGTTTGGCGTGAACCCGTTTCGAGGCGCCCGTATTGTATCGGAGTGGATACTGCGGAGGGCCTCGCCCACGGCGACTATTCGTGTGCACAGGTGTTGGATGTGCGATCCGGTGAGCAGGTTGCGATATGGCATGGACATATTCCTCCTGACACGTTGGCTCACGAAGTGTACATGCTTGCTTTGTGGTATAATGATGCTTTGACGTGTGTGGAGTCAAATAACCACGGGTTGACGACGATCACCCAGTTGCGTCAAATGGGGTACGTAAACTTGTTTCGGAAGCGCACGTTGAATGTAGCGACGACGAAGGTGTCTCAAGAGTTTGGTTGGAAGACGACTCGTACCACGAAACCGCTGCTCATAGACGATTTGGGGATGGCTTTGCGGGCAAACGAGTTGACGATCCACGACCGGTACACTTTGGCCGAGTTGAGGACGTATACTCGCAATGAGCGGGGTTCGATGAGTGGTTCTCCGCACGATGACCGGGTTATGGCGTTGGCTTTGGCTAATGAGATGCGCCAGTACGCGTTTATGCCGGAGTTCACACCGAAAGTGGACGATTATTGGACGGTCAACTGGTTTGCACGGCTGGTTGGGCATGTTGACGAGGAACCAGCCCCGCTTCGCGTGGGTTCGCACAGTGTACGTGGGACAGTCTGATCTTACCCTTTAGAGACTCTAATGGAGGTGTTTGCCTTGGCAGTACGTAACTTTGTGTCGCATACGAGTGGCACGGAGACAGTTGACGGCCCGAAGGGCCGTAATAACAAGATGGAACGTGGTGCGTCTACGGTAGCCAACCCGATTTGGGAACCGGCTGCTCCGAACTCGCCCAAGCAGCGGTTCGGTGACCCGAAGTACGCCCAGTTCACGGGTGCTTACGGTGAGAACTCTCCGCGGGTGACACCATTCAATCAGCATGGCGTGACTGGACAGGTTGAGCCGTCTAAGCCTCAGCCGGATCTGAAGGGCCACAACGCTGCACCGCACACTAAGCGCCCGTAACCGTGGCGATCCTCCCTCGGGGGGCGTCCTACGGCGAGTTCCGCGATTACGTGGAGGGGCTGCGTGGGGCGCTGTCCTGCGCTGAACTAGATGACCTATGGGATCGCCGTCAAAGGCTGCTTGGCATCGGCTTCGTAACTGGACTGGGTTACCGGTCTACGTTACCCCCCGACGAACAGCACCTAACCCGCAGCGAACGCGGCCACAAGGTCGAGGCGGAGGCGCGCGCTCAGGGACGCAACATCGAACGCTTACCCGATAAGGCGCATTTCTGATGGCTCGTAAAACCAAGGCTGACAAGTACGAGATTATCAAACGCCGGTTGGATGCGTCTGCCCGGTGGCGTGACGAAATGGGTTACGACAACCTGTGGCGTCGCATGACAGACTTGTACCGTGGCAAGCATTGGCCTAGCACAACGTATATGGGCGAGGATGTCATTGCGGTGAATCTGGCGTTTTCCACGATCAACGTGATAGCGCCGTCTGTGTCTGTGAATCATCCAAAGATTGTGGTGACTCCCAACAGTCCGGATGATCAGGACCGTTCAGCGTTTGTGGAGGCTGTGGTCAACCATTTGTGGAAGCATCACGACTTTCGTAAGCCGTTCCGGCGCGCTGTCAAAGATTTCTTGATCTTCGGTCACAGTTGGGTGAAGGTCGGGTGGAAGTTCTTGGAACAGGAGCGCCGTCTTGGGGAGGCGGAACGGGATGACTTGTTTGAGGAGGCAGCGGGGGAAGTGGACCAGTTTGCCATGGAGTCGCCGGAGTTTGCTGGGGGTTTGCCAACCGACGAGGAGATGTCGGCGAACATTCCGCAGACGGCGATGATGGTGGTTGAGGATCAGCCGTTTGTGGAACGCATTTCACCGTTTGACATATTTGTGGACCCGGAGGCTACCTGTTTGGAGGACGCCAAGTGGATAGCGCAACGGATCATACGCCCGTTGGAGGATGCGAAGGAAGATAAACGGTACAAGGCGTCGGCGCGAAAAAATCTGAGCGCCGATTCGTTGCTGTATCCGATGTATTCTGTGGCGACCCGTCAGGAGCAGGAAGAATACTTGGACAACGAGGAACGTACCGTTGTCTACGAATACTATGACATGGTGTCCAACACTTTGAGTGTGTTGCCTCAGTCGGGGGACCAGTTTCTGATTGACCCGATTGCGATGCCGTATGCGTACGGTCAGCCGTTCGTGATGATGCGAAACTACGACGTTCCCGACTATTTCTACCCGATGGGTGATTTGGAGCCGTTGGAGTCTCTCCAACAGGAGTTGGATAAGACTCGTTCGCAGATGATGAACGCTCGTAAGCGTTACGCCCGCAAATACTTGTACCACGAACGCAGTTTCGGACCGGAGGGCCGTGAGGCGCTGGAATCGGATGAGGATGGCCGGTTGGTGCCCGTATTGGACGAGAACAAGCCGTTGTCGGAGACTGTGATCCCCATGCCGCAGACTCCGTTGTCGCCGGAGATTTACAACATGTCGGAGATTGTGGAAGCCGACATAAACACGGTCAGCGGTGTATCAGAGTATGCACGTGGGCAGATGCCGGAGATTCGGCGTACCGCAACAGAAGCGTCGATTATCGCCGATGCGGGTAACGCCCGCGCAGCGGACAAGTTGGCAATCGTGGAGATCAGCATTGGGCAGATCGCTCGCCGGGTAATCCAGTTGATGCAACAGTTTATGACGGGGGAACAGATGGCGCAGGTGAGCGACAAGGGCGGCAACCTGTTTGTGCCTTATAGCCGTGACGACATTATGGGGGAGTACGATTTCAGCGTTGAGGCCGGTTCGACGCAGCCAATCAATGACACTATTCGCAAACAGCAGGCTGTGTCTTTGTTGAACGCTATGGCCCCGTTGGTGGGGACAGTGATTGATCCGGCAGCGTTGGCGAAGCACGTGTTGACAAACGGGTTCGGAATCAAGGACCCGGACAAGTTTATGATGCAGCAGCAACCGCAGGCCCCAGCGCCGGGTGGCGCAGGTCAAGGTCAAGGCCAAGGTCAGGGTCCGGGTGCAAGCCCCGGTATGCCTCAGATGCCGCCGGGGATGCCCATATCCCCCGCAATGCAGCCGGAGGGGGTGTTCGCCCCCAGTGGCGGCGTTCCTCCAGAGTTGCTGGCCCAGATTCAAGGACAGATGGATATAGACCTTCCGTTCTTGTAATAGCGGGACAGTAGTCCCGTATTCATAGGAGCAACCCTTTGGACTCCGAGGAGAAAACAGAATAATGGCAGAAGATGTTGAGGGAACCGTTATAACGGATAGCCCAGATTCTTCAGTTGAAGTTCCGCAGGAACCTGTTGGTGAGCAGTACACCGTGAAGGTGGACGGCTCTGAGGAACAGGTCAGTCTGAACGAACTTCGGGATGGATACCAGCGACAGGCGGATTACACCCGTAAGACGCAGGAGTTGGCATCTGAACGTGCACGGTTACAGCAAGCGGAGGCGATAGTGCATTCGTTGGAAGCAGATCCAGCGGGGACACTAGCGGCTTTAGGCGACGCATTTGGTGTTGGAGGGGCAACCGCCTCGCCCACGGAAAATACAGACCCGTGGGATGAGCCGGACCCGACTGAACAACGAATCGCCAGTCTGGAAACCCGTTTGGCGCAGCAGGACCGGGTGCAGAGACGACAACAGGTAGAGAAGCAGGTAGAACATCTCAAGGGTTCGTACGGAGATTTCAATGCTACTGAACTGTACCAACACGCGCTGACGCACAAAATAGGCAATCTAGAAGCCGCATTGACACATATGCGGTATAACGATGTAGCCGCAAAAGCCAGCAAGTTGGAACAGGACAAGGAGCGCACCGAAGCGAAACGTGAGGCTGGTATGGTGGAACCTTCGGGTTCCAAGCAGGCCGGTTCAACGACAGAGCCGGTGAAGGCGGTTTCCAGTATCCGAGAGGCGTTCATGGACGCTAAGCGTTCCCTGTCTTCGTAACTAACAGAGAGGTAACAGATTATGGCCGGTAATGCTCTTTTTGACGAACTTCTGTCTACCACCCTGAAGAACTATATCCCGAAACTGACTGACAACATTTTCAGCGCACGACCTTTGTTCTATGCGTTGACGAACGGTCAGACTATTCGGCGTATTTCAGGTGGTACGAAGATCGTAGTCCCAATCATTTACGGGACAAACAGTACAGCCGCTTCGTACGCGGGCACAGATACTATTCTTACGACTGCTCAGACTGGCATTTCTGCCGCTGAGTACGACTGGAGACAGTATGCTGCTACCGTAACAATCAGCGGTATTGAAGAAGCCAAGAATAACGGCGAGGCCCAGATTATTGACCTGCTGGAAGGTAAGATCTTCCAGACGCAGGAAACAGTGATTGAGAACATGAACACCATGTTCTGGGCGGATGGGACTGGTAACGGCGGCAAGGACTGGAATGGTCTAGGCAACATTGTCGGTGCTGTAACCGGTGAACTTGGTGGAATCACCCCGGGTGACTCGGGCAACTCATGGTGGGCGTCCTCTGAACTTGACGAAAGTGGCGCTTTGACGCAACTTTCGATGGCGAACATGTACAACACCATTTCGGTTGGTAATGACCAGCCGACAATCATTATCACCACACAGACTCTGTACGAGAAGTACGAGTCGCTGTTGGAGGGCCAGATCCGGTACACTGATACCGATGTGGCTGATGGCGGGTTCCAGAACCTGCTGTTCAAGGGCGCACCTGTAACCTTTGATGGGGCTTGCTCCTCTGGTCAGATGCTGTTCCTGAACACCAAATACCTACAACTGGTGGCTCACAGCGATGTCTGGTTCAAGCCGACACCGTTTGTGCGTCCCACTAATCAGGACGCTGTGTTCTCACAGTTGCTGTGCTATGGCAACTTGACATGCAGTAACCGTGCACGTCAGGGTTTGATATACGGCGCCACGGCCTGATAGACGGTTCGTCGCCACGGGAGGCATCATGGCACGGGGTTTCGCATACGCATACAAGAGGGGTCAGCGCCCCGCAGATGAACCTGCGGGTAACCATAAGACGCTCAACCCTGAGGGCCACGTCGTTGGACGCGCCCGGCGTATACATCGCGTAAACCCCACCCCCATCCATGAACCTTCCGTGGCGGCACCATCTGAGGAGACAGTCTCCGAACCAGTCGAAGAATAGGGGGCTGCGTTGCAACTCAGCGACATGCGCGACTATGTGCGAAACATAGTTGACATCACCAGCAACGATATAGCGGACACGACTATGAATACGTTTCTCCGCGAAGGGTATGACGTAATGGTCTACTCTGAGAAACGGTGGCCGTTCTACGAGGTTGCTACCACATTTGATACGGTGGCGTCCAAGAAGGACTATACGTTGTCTGAGGTGGGAGCCAACCTTAGTATCACCCATGACGGGGTGACGTTTTCTGATGCGTCCGCGCCCAAGAATGTGGGGTTGCGGGAAGTGGCGTCGATGAAGACATCCAACCACGTGTTGGAGTTTATTGGCTACGACGACGCCGACATCATCTACCCATTGGATTCCAATACGACGGGCAATCCGTGGTACTGGTCGATGTGGGGTGACAGTTCTGGCACTATGGCGATGAGGCTGTACCCTACCCCCTCCGGTGTGAAAACGATCTCTGTGCGGGGGTACAGGAACGCCATCGAGTTCGGTGGCAATGTGATCATCTACCGTACCGCTATTGCTGACGCTAATACCCCCGACTTTCCCGACCCGTTCGACAATGTGCTGTCATTGTATGCAATCTACCGTTCGTATCAGCAGCAGGAGGATGCGGGGATGGGGCAGCAGTACTACGCCCAGTTCGTGGCGGAGTTGGATAATCTGCGGGCACGGTTTGAGGACACTCCGGCCCCGCAGCCGTTACTGTTGAACTCCATGCGGGCGTCACGTTGGCGGTCCCAGTCGTGGATGCCTGCACGGTTGCGTTATTCGTGGGAGTAGAGCATGGCTCTCCAAGCGTCCCTTCCTAAAGTCAATGTTGACACCCAGCCGTACCGTTACGACGAGAAGGCGGACTTCACGGGTGGTTTGAACCTGCGGGCCGACCAGTTCAACATCGGCGCTAACGAGTCTCCTGCCATGTTGAATGTGGAAGTGGACCCGCGTGGCGGTGTGCGTCGCAGGGACGGTGTGACGAAGATCAACTCTGATGTGGTGGAGGCAGAATCAGGTTTTGGCCGCTGTGAACAATCCGGCTACGGGTTACACCCACTTACAGTGGAATGATGACATAACCGGCAACTTTGATGGCACAGTATCCTACGGCAGTACTGATATAAAGTTTGATACGACGCAGCCGCCGCTGGGGATCACATTCAACGACTACACGTACATTGTCAACGGGAAGTTTTTGGTAAGCACGGGACATACGACGTTTGCGGGGGTGCGTTGGAGTGGCGCTGACGCTTCGACCGCTCTGTTCACACCAGACATTGACGGGTCGGACGGCCACTTTCCCAACGCCCGCTACGTTGCCACGTTCGCAGAGTTCGTGTGGGTCGCCTACACGTTGGAAGCCGGTGACACCCACAAGAACCGTGTCAGGTTCTCCAAAGTCAACGATGCTGAGAACTGGACAGCCGCCGACTACATCGACATCGACATCGGTGAGGACGGCGACCATATAACGGCCATTATCCCCGACGCTGACCGGTTGCTGGTTTTCAAGGAGAACAGCATCTACGCCATCTACGGGTTCAACAGCGATTCGTTTGAGGTGCGTAACATAACCCGTACAGCCGGGTGCCGTGACGGGGTGCAGCCTGTGGCTGCCACACCCGGCATTTTCTTCTGGTATGCAGAAAACGGCGTGTACTTGTTGAGATACGACGATGTGGTGTGGGCCTTTGAGCGGATCAAGCCGTCTATGACCTACGATGTGGGTCAACCAGCGTTGACGTTGAATACGCCCCCGTCGATGATGTGGTTTGATGAACGGCTGTGGGTGTCCGTCGATTACCAGTCGGATGACAACATTTCGGGGTCCAGTCAGAACAACAGGCGCAACATGTTCGTGTGGGACCCGTCTTTGACGGAAACGGGTGCGTGGGTGCGGCACGACTCCAACGCACGGTCCCTGTTGACATACCGTCCCACTGGGGACACACATTTCGGGGTGGCTGTCACGTCTGGGATCACATCGGCGCCTTCGTTCGACCGGATTTCTAAAGTGGACCAGAACGCTGATGTGGACGACTATGGGACGGGTTCCGCTGACGAGATTGTCTCCTACTATCAAACCAGTTGGTTTATCGGCAATCGGCCTACTTTCCCGAAACGGTGGGGCAAGACACGGACAGTGTTGTTGGCGGACAGCGACACCGTGATCTACATGTACATTTACAAGGACTACGATTTGAGCGGTTACTGGGCGTCGTACTATAAGACGATCACCGGTTTGGGGGCTGCCGCTACGTGGGACACTGATCCCACCGGGTCAGGTACGGGTGTTTGGGACACCTCAGAGTGGGAAGCGGAGGGGCTTTCTGACCGTTATTTGTTCGCCCGATGGCCGACAGTTGGGACAGCGCAGGCTATTAGTTTGAGACTCAAGGTGACTCCCACACCCGTGTACAGGGGCAAGTGGGGAGTCACGTCAATCATCGGCATGTACAGGACTAGGAGACTACGCTAATGGCGGCTCTATCAAAGACGTATTCGTTCACCGCTGGGACAGCGATTGTGGCGGCGCAGATGAACGAAAACTTCGATGACGTGGTGGACTGGGCTACGGGAACACCCACATTGTCCACGTCGGGGTCGGCTACTACAGTCAGTGGCACGTTGGCTGTGACGGAAGCCACTACTCTCAGTACCACACTGGCGGTTACTGGTCTGTCCACGTTCTCTAACGACGTTTATTTGGCTGGTTCCAACCAGCGGCTCATCTACGAGGGTTCTACTGCCAACGACTTTGAGATTTTTATTGCCGCTACGGATCCGACGGCGGATAGGACGATTACGTTCCCTGATGCTGCGGGGACGGTGGCATTGACTTCCGATATTACGTCGGCGGTTACTGCGGTGACGGGCACGGCACCAATCGTGTCAACGGGCGGTTTCACGCCTGCTATTTCGATCACTACTAATGATGCTCAACTGATTCTGAATAACTCAATCTTTAACTAAGGAAAGATAAACATGGCAACATACTCCAAAGAGTTCTTCACTGGCTGTGCCACCGATCAAGGTGGTACTGGTATTGCGCTCCCTATCGATAGTGGTGCATTCGTAACCATCCACACTACGCCTGTGACAACGACGACGCTGGATGAGATTTGGATGTACGCTGTGAACTCACACTCAGCGGATCTGAAGATTACGATCCAGTTCGGTGGCGATCAGGAACCCGAAGATTACATCGAATACACGGTAGCGACAGAGGCTGGCTTGGTACTTATTGTTCCGGGTCTGATTCTACAGGGTATGGCTACTACGGGCCAAATCGTGAAGGGTGCCTGTGCAACCGGCGATGAGGTGGCCATGTACGGTTACGTCAACC